TTATGTTCCAGAATCGAGGCCAAATGAGTCTGATTTGCGCGAACACGCATTATGTATGTGCGCGAGAGAGGGGGGCGTACACCCCCTTTCCCCGATTGGTTTTCCAGCGAATTTGACTCCCTACGATATATATAACAGCGGCAAATTCTGGAAACTTTGTCTCCATATCAAGACAACTTAAAACGGAAACACAAGGAATACCTATTATGGATAGCGAAAGTAAACGACCAACCAGACCTGTGAATGGTTACTCAGATGAATCAGAACAAAAACCCCTTGAGTACACTGAGCATCAGGCTGAACCAAAGAAATCCATCAATAAAGATGGAACCCCAAGAAAGACTTACACAAAGAAGGGAGATCTGCCTAGCTACAAAAGAAAAGGTGTATCTTATGGAAGCTCTAAACCGACCTCTGCAATGAAGGTCAACTCTGTATCCCATGACAAGCGAATGCTGGACGAAGCCCATCGATCTCCCCTCCACAAGACATCTAATAGCAAGACCACCAAGTACACCCTAGTACCAGCAGACTATAAGCCAACCATCCTAGAGATACCTGCTCACTTAGCTCAACAAGAAGAGCCAGAAGAAGTTCCGATCCTACCAACACCTGTTGATCCAACGTGCTACAAAGTAGAGTTCCCAGAATCCATGAAAGCAGAACAGACGGCCCAAGAACAAGCAGCACACGACTACTATCTCACCAATACAGCAGCAACCAGAGAAGCAGCTCGACACTCAGAAGCCAAACGCACCGAGGAAGCCCTCACAGTAATGAATGCTCCCATCAACCACCTACAACCCAACGACATTGCAGTCATGAGATCCCAAGTATTCGCCACAGTCGCCACCCAAACACAGAAGGTAGTCGGAGTCCTCAATGGAACAGAGCAATGGAACCCACAGCAAGTCAGACTCTACGGAATGCTACTCAATAAAGTCCTACCCGATCTCCACCACTCATACAGCGAAGTGGCAATCCAAGACTCAGACGTAAACAAGCTAACCCGAAAGGAACTCGAAGACATCATCGCCTCATCTGCCAACACAACAGCAGCACAGGACATTGTAGAAGAAGATTACCGACCATCATTCAACCACCTCCCAGATCCCGATCCCTCTGGCCCATTAATCATCACCAAAACAATAGAGGAATAACCCATGGTCTCAAAGGTAGAAGCAGCTCAACGTCTCCTTACTCTACAAGAAGCAGGAGAGTCCTTCGGTGCATTCTGCCGACTTCACCACCCCAAGTGGACAGTACCTATGTTCCACCACAAGCTAATCGAAGCCCTAGATCGACTAGAGAAAGGCCACCTACTCTCAGACTTCAACGATGAGTGGGCAGTCATAGAGCACAACCACAAGAACAAGAAATCACCCAAGCTACAAAAGACTTACACCAGACCATTAGAAACCCACACGCTTCACAACGTCATGATCAACATGCCACCGCGTCACTCCAAGTCAAGTTACGCCACACAGTTATTCCCTAGCTATTACCTAGCCAGAAACCCCACGCGATTCTCCATGACTGCATCCTACAACAGCCAGCTCGCCACAGACTTTGGTCGCCAACAACGCCTATACCTACAGCACGAAGAAACCGAGATGGTCTTCCCAGACTTTGCCCTAGCCAAAGACTCCCGTGCTCAAGATGTATTCCGAACCACAGAAGGAGGAGCTGCCTTCAACATCGGTATGGGAGCAACCACATCAGGACGGCCTGCAACACTCCTATCAATAGACGATCCGATCAAGTCCAGAAAGGAAGCCGACTCCGCAACCCAACGCCAGAAAGCATGGGACTACTATACCTCCGCACTCACTACTCGACTCCAGCCAGAAACAAACGGAGAGTCACCCATCCAGATCGTCTGCTACACACGCTGGCATCCAGATGACCTCGGCTCCCGAATCATGCAAACAGAAGATTGGGCAGAAGGCCGATGGCTGCACATCGTATTCCCTGCGATCATCCAAACAGAGTCAGAGACTTCACGACCAGTAAGCGAGCTTCCGCGCAGCGACTCAAGATACATACCCAGCTCCAAGATACCTCAAGTCGATGAGCACCTTCGCGTATACAAGCCCGTAGTAGAATCAGCCCTCTGGCCTGCTCGTTTCCCCATAGACGAACTCAAGCGCAAACAGCGTATGAACCCACGCGATTTCGCAGCCCTATACCTACAGAACCCAAGGATAGAGGGTGGTAACTTAATCAAACAGAACTGGTGGCGACTATATAACCCTGACAATGTAAAAACAGAAGACTTTGCCCAGATCATTATCTCTATCGACACGGCATTCAAGAAGACACAGACCTCCGATTACACAGTGGCAATCACTATGGGCATCACTAGAAATGGTGACATCTATATCATTGACATCATAAAGGGCCGATGGGACTTCCCAGAACTCAAGCAGCAATCAATCTCCCTCAATAACAAGTGGCGAGGCAGGGGGCTTCGTGCTCTCTATATAGAAGACAAAGCCAGTGGGCAATCGCTCATACAAGAACTCAGACGCGAGTCAGGTATCTCAGTCATTGCTCACAAAGTAGTCAACGATAAAGTATCTCGCGTACACGCGATCACCCCACTCATAGAGTCAGGACGAGTTTACTTACCCAAGGGTGCGCCATGGTTTGATGACTTCATTGAAGAGACCCTCGCATTCCCCAGTGGAACCCATGATGACCAAGTAGATGCGATGAGTATGGGACTCGACATCCTATCCAGAACAACCATCAACCCAGACCAAGCCTTCGGTATGCTCTCAGGCCACGGGTCGCTCAATAGTAATAATGCATACAACCAAAACTCTGATGGATTATCCAGTACAGGCAATAGGCCAGCCAACAGCAATAGCAGAGTGACCGCCACAAGCTCGCTACCCTCTTGGTATGGATGGGGAGAGTAAAGACAGGACGACCCACGACTACCCATCGCCCAAAATCACCAGAGCAACACAAATAGCAAAGGTGACTTATGGGGTGGGGCGGCACGAACTTAACCAGTAGCATTAAAACAATATCTCAGAACCAAGGTGCAGAGCTGACCGATGAAGAGATTGCTGCAATGTCACCCTCTGAGCGCAATGCATACCTGACAAAGACCAGTAAGGCTGCTAATAGCAGGCTTTCCGCATCACCAGCGTCCTCAAGCAAGGGTCACGCACGATTTAACACACAAGGCTAACCGCAGACATGAGCAGCTATTACAAAACAGGCACTGCCGATTCAAGTGAAGTCATTATTGATCTATCACAGCACATGGATGCACTCATGTCCTATGACGATATTTCTGACCTCCTGACGGAGGATGATGAAAAGAAGATTTGCGCCTACGTCCAAGCAATGGGAAGGATGGCACACGACAAAGTGTCCCAGCGTTACCCTCAGTGGAAGCGTGCTGATGAAGCTCACGACATCTATGTACCACCCGATGCCACCAAGTTCCGCGAGAAGGCAGTAATAGCAGACACAAGAGCAATAGCCGACACTGTACTCACTTACCTTATGTCAGCTCTGGCTGGACGGAACCCCATGTTCCAGCTTGAAGGACTTGACCGAGAATCCAGACAGTCTTCCGCTATCCTAGAACGATTGATGCACCAGCACATGCGAAGGACAGCAGGAGAAGCAGGGATTGCCCAGCACTTATTGGACAGTATCCGCTATGGTTACGCCCCCACTAAAGTAATCTGGAACCCCAACACAAACACCAACGACATCATCAACTACAATCCAAGACGCACCTTCCACGACCCTCGTGTGAACTGGGGTGATTGGGATCAAATGCAGTTTGTGATCTTCGTTGACTACAAATCAACCAACCAGCTATTGTCCACCAACCAATATAAGAAGCTACACGACTACCCAGCTCTTCGTAGCTCCTCTATCGGCACAAAGTCTGGCTGGGAGATACACCAAGACCACCATCAGTCTGCCCAAGGCATGTCAGTTCGGCCCAATGATGTGCAAGGAGAGAATGGTTACTCCCTTGCTGGAGCCAGAACGACTGATGAAGTGTGGGTTCGCCTCAATGGTTTCGAGGTTGGCCTCCCACAGCTCAATCAAATATGGATGGTAATGACCATCCTCGATGAGAACGTAGTCATTCGATGCCAGTTATCCCCATACGGGCAGCAGTTCCCTGCTGTATTTGGTGGACTACATAACGATAAGCACAAGACTTACTCTCAATCCCTCTACGATCTTATGCTTCCTCTCCACGATATAGGTTCGTGGCTGCTCCGCAGCAGGATAGATAACGTACAGGCAACTCTAAACAATCTAATCTTCGCTGATCCAACCCAAGTGAACATTAGTGACCTCATAGATCGTAATCCGTGGGGATTAGTTCGCACACTCCCTGGAGTTAAGCCCTCCGATGGCATCCATATCGCCTCCGTACCCGATGTCACCTCCTCACATTGGAACGATATGGCAGGAATCTCCGAGATGAAACAGCGTCTCTCCGCAGCCAGTGATGCCCAACAAGGTCTTCCAACCAGTGATGGCATCCGTAGTGCAACAGAGATACAACGCCTGACCCAGCTTGGCTCCCAGCGACTTGGAGTTCTCGCCAGAGTAATGTCTGCCACAAGTATTCGCCCCATGGCTCGCATGATGATAGGTAATCTCCAAGATGCTTTGGAGTTAAACGGCAGTCTCCGAGTAGACTCCACGGATCAATCCACTCTCATCTCCCAGCAAGTTAAAGATGGATACATTGATTTCACCTCCAAGGACATCCAAGGAAACATAGACTACTTAGTAGTAGATGGAACTCTCCCCGTTGAGCCTACCCGATCCCCAGAAACTTGGATGAACATGATCCAAGTCATGACAAACACGGGACTCAACATGGAATACAAGATGCCCAAGATCGCTGAAGAGGCAATCCGCTCCATGGGAATCTCTGACCTAGAACAATTTAAGATCTCTGAAGAAGAGCGTAACCAAGGCCCGACTCCATCACAGCAGATGGCTCTCATGGAAAAGGCAAGGGGTGCGTCCGTGCAGCCAGAAGAGCAGGTCATGTCTGAAGTTCAAAAAGGGAACTTAATCCCTATGTCTCAGAAGCAACAAGGCTAACCAAGGACGACCTAAAAGACCCTAGCCGTAAAAATACACAAAACATTGAGGGCTTCCCATGATAACTAAGACATCGCTACTGGCTAGAACAGTACCGCCACAGGTAAGAGATTACATCAACTCTTGCATGGAAGAGCTGGCAGAGACTAATCGCAAGAACCTTCTCTCCATCCAGCAAACTAATGAAGCCAATCAGAACGAGCTACTGAAAGAGATTTCAGATGTTCGGGGTAAGCTGAACACAGTGAACAAATTAATTGACACTGATCCAACCCATCGAATCACAAAGATGAAGTTAATTGAAGTCGCATCGGAGTTAGGTTTATGAGCATCACTCGTCCCACAGGCGAACAGCTTACATTCAAATCTGCCAAGACAGGTGATCATGTACTAGACACCTATTTGGAATCAGTGGAGCGTGGAACAAAGACACTCTCCGATTTAATGGATGAGATTGTAGACTCTAGTGGCAACCTAAAAACAAGCATCTTCCAGTTCCGCGAAACCCCAGCCGTAAATGGTGTACGATCAGGCATACTCCAAGCCAGAGTAGGAACTTACTTAGACGCTAACGCTGGCTGGGCAAACATCTCCTCCGCAACCTTTGCCGACTTTGTTACCGATTGCCAGACCGCTCTTAGTTCAGCTACCACCCAAGCCAATCTAGCAACCTCCAATGGAGCAGCGCAGGTCGCTCTTGCTACAACTCAGGCTGGCCTAGCCACAACTAATGGTGCAGCACAGGTTGCACTAGCAACCACTCAAGCTGGACTCGCTACAACAAACGGAGCAGCACAAGTTGCACTAGCAACAACTCAAGCTGGCCTAGCAACTACCAATGGACAGGCACAAGTTACTTTAGCAACTGCCCAAGCTGCCATATCAACAACCAAAGCTGGTCAAGCAGCCAGTTCCGCTACTGCTGCCGCTAACTCAGCCACTGCCTCTGCAAACTCTGCCTCATCTATTG